CGTGTTGACCAGGCCGGTGTTCGAGTCGTTGCCGTCGGTGCGCACGTAATAGGTGCGGGGCGCCAGCAAACGCTCGCGTATCCACGCCGCCTGTGTTGAAGGGACCGTGATAAACACGTTCTTCGTGCCCGGGCCGAAGGCGACGGCGGCACCCGCGTTGCTGGACGCAATGATCGTGGTGCGGGTCAGCGTGTTGGCTGCTGAGTAGGTGCCAAGCCCCACTTCCCATTCTCCCGTGAGCGCGCCGGAACCATCAATGGCCTCAGCCGTATAGAAAAGCGTGTCCCCCACGGCGACGGCCGGCACCGCCGACAATCGTCGAAATCCGAGAACCGCCGCCAGCAAGGTCAGCGGACCGATGCCCTCGGAAGTGGTTGTCTCTTTGACTCGATCGGCAATGATGTGCGCCATGGATCACGCTCCACCGAACGTGAGCACGCAGGACTCGACCCGGATTGGCCCGCCCGCGTAGATGGTGACGGTGTTCAGCTTGCAGGTGCCGTTGCCGGTCAACCCGGTCACGTCGATCACCGCTCGTGGCACCCCGTCACCGTCAACCAGGCGTGCCCAAGTTGCGTCGCCGTTATTGTCGGCCGCGTTGTCTTGCGTGATCGGGCCGAACGTCAGAGCGCCAGCAGCCACGCTGCCCAGCGGGTCGCTACAGGTGGTCGTGCCGAGTTTTACCTGCGTCGTGATTGCCCCGGCCGGGCCGGCAAGAATCGCCCCGGTGTAGAACTCCAGCAGGCAAGGCCCGGCTGAGTCCCACAGTGCGAGCAATTCGGCTGCGAGAGACGTGCGATCGGCGACAAGAAGTTTCAAAACGGCCATTCAAATTCTCCAGGTGTTGCGATCAGGCGTCCACGTCGCCGCGCAGTTGCAGGTCTAGGCTGTCGCCATCGAGCGTGGCGCCCGGCAGCACTGTGCGTGCGATCCAGATCGGCGCCGTCGCGCCGACGGTGTTGAAGCGCAGTTGGTTGCCGGCGGCCCAACCGGCGCCCCAGCCGGCCGCGCTGAGGGTGAAGTAGGCTTTGCCGGTCAGCGCGTTCACCGGGATGAGGTCGGCGGCCGTGGTGCCGGTAGCGATCACGCCGAGGTTTTCGCCGATCACCTGGAAAGCGTTAGCGCTGGTGAAATTGACGCGCCAGCGCTCGGGCACGGCCCCGTCATTGAGCACGGTGATCGGGTAGTTCACGGCATCGTATTCGGACGTCGCGTTGGCTCCGATGCGCGCGTCGGACCACACACCGGTCCATGTCACCTGGTCGAATACGTTGGACACCCGCGCGAACATGTCGCCGAACAGCATCGCCGACGATACGAAGGTGTCCGCGTCGAAGTCGCGCGAGAGCGCCCCGGTGAGCCCGAGCTCGCCGTTGATCTGCACGTCCGAGAGCAAGTTGAGCTCTTCGATCCGATGCCGCAGCACCAGCGGCTGGGGCACGCCGGTCAGGTCAAGGTCGGCCGCCATCGTCACGGTTCCGGCGGCCAGGTCGGCGACGTACTTGCTGGCGGCGACCCGCGCCCCCGATGCGTCGAGCAACCATGCTTCCGACAGGTCCGCACGCCCGGCCGCATACGTGGCGCCAGCCGCGGCCGGATTCGGCAGTTCAAGGCTCTTGGTGTTGTGGATCACCACCACGTCGGCGGGCCGGTAGATCGGCACGCGTCCGTCGCTGGGCAGCCGTACCGGCTCCAGGCCGAGGATGTCGGCGTTGAGCGGTAGGTTGCTCAGCACCACGCAGTTGTAGCGGATGGTGCTGGGGATCACGTTGCGCGGCTTCCAGACGTTCGCGCCGACCACCTTGGCAGGGTCGTACCACTCTTGCGTCTCGTTGCCGGCCGCCGGCACCATCTCGCCCCACTCGATGTGCGCGGTGCCCATCTGCTGATTGACCTGGCCGCGCGCATGCGGGCCGCTCAGCACGCCATCGGCGTCCGACGTGGCCGTCAGCACCTCGCCGTCGTCGGCGGTCACCTGCACGTAGCCCGACGAGTTGCGAATCGGTGAGCCCGCCGTGCGGAACGACATCTCGCGCGCAGGCCAGTCGCCGAACCGCGTCAGGCACGCCTGCACCGACACGCCGAGGGCGGTGTTGTTGCCCCAGCGGGTGAGCGACGCCTTGCCGGTGCCGTAATCGATGGTGCCCGATGGCGTGCCCGACGCATCCACAGGATTGAGGTCCGTATAGAGCACGCCATTGCGCTCGATGAACTGCTTGCCGGTGGCAGTGAAGGCGACCGAGCCGGGCACGACGTCGCTGACGATGGTCTGGGTCAGGTCCAGCTTCAACGGCGCGTTGCCCAGCGGGTCCGCGGCAAATGTTTGGGGCACTGCCGTGCTCGCGGCGGTCGTGCGCGCGGTGTAGGTGTAGGTGCCCGTGAGCGGAGTGAGTTTCGGCATTGCTTTGCTTTCGTTTTAGCCGGCGCTCGCAACAAACCACCGGCTGGTGCTGAAGTCCCACGCGTAGTAGTCGTAACTGATGCCGGCCGGGTCGAGCGACACCTTTCCGGTCGCGTAGTTCACGGTACCGGCAACCTGGCCGCCGACGATCCATGCGCTGCCGCGCGGTGCCTCGAACGCCTGATCCAGCGTCACTACGCTCCCCAGCCCGTTGTCGGCGAGATCGACCTGCACGACGTGGCCGGCGCTGATCTGCATGGGAGCGCGCAGGCGCAAGCCCTTGGGCGCGATCTCGGACGTGTCGACCGGGATCGCGATGTCGGTCGGGTCCGTCACGGTGATGTCGCCCGCCAGCGAGGTGGGCGCCGCCGTGGTGGGAACCTCCTGGTCATAGGTCACCGTGACCAGCGTCTCCATGTCTGGCAGCTTCGACATGTACTCGACGTCCGCTTCACCGGTCGCGTGGTTCACGGCGCCCGCCAGATTGCCGCCCGTGATGACGCCGTTCGCATCGGCCAGCGCCACGACGGACACGCCAGCGACCTTGTATTCCACCGCTGCCGTGCCAGGTTTGACCGGCAGCGCGGTCAACTGAATGCGCTGCTTCACGCGCGTGCCGGCGTCCGATGTCGCGCCCGCGCGAATCGCGTAATGCACCTTCGAGCCCCACGACAGCAGCACGCTCGATCCGACGTCCGGCAGCGCGCCGATGGTCGAGACGAGGGCGCCGGTGACGTAGTCGATCGTGCCCACGCCATAGGCCGGATCGTCGCCGCGCACGGCCCCCTGGCCGTCGTCGCGCAGCCTGTACCACTTGCCGAGCGCTCGGAAATCGAGGTTCAGGGTCCCCGGCGCCGGGATGGGTGACAGCGTCCGCACGAACACTGTGCCGCGCGTAGCGAGCGTGATGGGCAGATCTAGCGTGTGAGCGGGCTGCGACACCGCGACAGCATGGATGCGGTCGATGGACACTTTGCCCTCTTGGAACGCCCCCCCTGGCGGCAGACCCGCGTAGTAGGCGTCTACCGTGGCGACGCCCGATTCATAGTCCACGGTGCCGCCGTAAACCCTGCCCCAGAGATCGCTCGTATCCGCGTGGATGTTGCCATCGCCGTCATCGGTGACCTCTGGGCCAACGAACACCTTACTGTCGAGCGCAAACATTCGCACACGAAGCGAGCCTGGCTTGACCCCGCCGCCCAGATTGATCGTCTGCGTCTTGCGCGTATTCACGCCCGGCGGGAACGCTTCGCCATATCTTGCATGACCCACGGGGCCGGTGCCTGCCGCTTCAACATGCGTGGCCCCCGCGATCTGCGCGTTGCTCACAGGCGACTCGCGCTGCGTCGTCGGAACGATCGGCGAGTAGACGGAGGCGACCTTGATCGTGAGCGCGTCGGCCAGTGCCGCCTCGGCCACCGGCTGAATGCCGAAATAGCGGCTCGCGTCCGCCGCGGTGGTGCGCCGGATCAGCGACGGGTGCGCCTCGTTCGCGAAGCGCAGCGGCGCGTCCTGGCCGGGGAACTCGTAGCGAAGCGGCGAGCTGAGAGTCAGCGTGACCACGCGCCGCTTGAACTCGCCGTTGACGTCGGCGAAGCTGCGCACCTCGTGATCCACGTCCTCGACGCGCACGTACTGCTGGTAATCCACCACCCCGGCCGTCTCTTTCGAGAGGCAAAACACCTCGCCAACCTCGGGCAGCGGCTCTTCCTCCCGCTGGTACGCCATGAGCGCCCGCTGCCCGACCAACTGCCGCCCGTACACGATCATCCGGCTCTCGGGGCCCGCGATCACATACGACTCGATCCGGTCGCGCGCCGCGGTGCGCGTGTCGAAGCCGCTGCCCGTCGAGAACATGTTGACGTGGATCTTGTCGTTGTCGGGCGCGTCCATGATCACCGCATGCGCGCCCGCATAGGTGCCCACGGTAGGCGTCTGGACCGCCGCGAACACTTTGCGCAGATTGACCTTGCCGTAGGTGACATCCAGGCGCGACACCCGCGGAAAGATGTTGCCAGCCACCCCGTCGACGATCACGTTGCTGGTGCGCCGGCCGCCGCCGTCGCTGGTGTCGGTCATGCGCTCGGAGGCGAGCAGTTTGATATCGGCTGCGGTGATTGGCATTACGCCTCCAGGAATCGAAATGTCGGCACAAAAAGCTGGTCGGGGGTCTCTTCGCCATCGAGCAGGCGCCAGACCGGCTGGGCGACGAAGCCGCCCCGCTCATGGTCGAAGATGACCTGGCGTGCCACGCCCCGCAGCGTCAGGGTGAACACGGCGCCAGGCAGGGCTTCCCAGGCGGCCAGCGTGGTGCTCACCTCGCGTGTGATCCAGGCCTCGGTTTCGCTGCCTTGCAACGTGATCGGCCGGCCGGCCTGCTTGACGCCCACGTCGACGTGCATCGCGCCCGTGGTGCTGTACTCAATGGATTGCTCCACCGGGCGCCAATCGAACTCGTCAACCCAGGCCAGGCGATCGCCCAGCTGCACGGTGACTCCGCTCAAATCGAGTGTGATCATTGCTTACCCTTGGGCCGCGGCTTTGGAGCGGGCCAGTTCGTCCATCAGGCGCTGTAGCGTGGCGTCGCCGGCATCGTCGGTGCGCACCGTGCCGAGTGAGGCCCCATTGAGGTTGATGTTGACGGTGCGCGTTTGCTCGGGGATCGTGGCCGGGGGCGGCGTGGCGCCCACTCTGCCAACCGCCGCGCCCGAGCCGAAGGTGTAGCGCTCGGCCGCTTTCAGGAGCGCCTGCGACATCGTCGAGCCCGCCCCGCCGTACTTCATCTGGCCGGGGTTGCTGAAGTACGGGATGTCGCCTTTAGCGTCGGCGAACTCGCGGGCGATGTCGCGGGCGGCCTTGTCGTCGGCCACGCCCGCGGACTTCAGGAAGGCCGCGATGCCGGTCAAGGTCGTGAGGTCGCCGCCGGCCACCACCGTGTTGCCGCTCTTGTCGGTGGAGAAGCCGTTCTTGTCGATGCCCTGGCGCTTGCGCTCGATCGTGTCCATGCGCTCCATCAGCGCGGCCTCGCGTTCGAGCAAGGCGATCTGCCGCTCGGTGTAGTCGGCCGTCAGCTTGTACTTCATTGCGACGCGGTCGAGCGCATCCTCCTGCGCGCGGATCTGCTCGGTGGTCAGCCCCACGGCGCTGCCCAGGGCCTTCGCGGCGTCCGCGCCACTGCCCATCGCCCGCACGATCGCACGTCCAGTGCCGTCGACCTGAATCTCCAGGCCTTCCATAGACGCCCGCGTGCGGATCGCCTCGTTGGCCACACCGCTGTTGGCCTCGATCATCCGCTGCAGCATCACGGTTGCCGCCTGCTGCTTGCGGGCCTGCCAGCCCACGAAAGACTCACCCTCTTGCTGGCCTGCCTTGATGATCTGGTCGTATGCCTCGCGCGCCTTCTTGGCCGTGGCATCCAGGTCTTCCCGCGAGCGCAGACCCAGCTCTTTCATGGCCTCGCGCAGGCTGCTGACGCCAGGCTTCGCCTTGTCCAGCGCGTCACCCAGCTCCAGGGCCTTCTGCTTGGCCTGGTCGAGCAGCCCGTCGGCCACCTTGTCGCCCAGCGCCTTGCGCATCGCCTCGATCTGCGTCTTCACGACGTCCAGCGCCCGCTGGCTGTCCGCTGTGTCGATGCCTTTGGTGAGGCTGGCCGCCAGGGCCTGCCCGGTGTCCACGCCCATGGCCTTGAGCCGGTCCAGGCCCTTGATGATGGCCTCGGTGTCGTTGATGGCGCTGCGCGCGGCCCGGCCCATGCCGCCGCTGATCAGGTCCATGTCCATGCCGGTGCGCCGCACGGCTTCGCGCACCGAGGCGTCCAGCAGCTGCGCAACGCGCTCGGCTTCGCGCGCCGTGCCCGAGAACGCCGCGCGGGCCTGCGTTTCGAACACCGCCAGGTCCTGGCCCTTGAGCGCGTCGGCCCACGCCTTCTGAAACTCGCCCGCGGCGATCTTGCCGTCGGCCTGCAGCTTGTCCAGCACCGCCGCGGCCGTCTTGATGCCGGGCACCGTGGCCAGGTCGAAGTCCTTGCCGATCTTGCCGATCGCCTCGGCGGCGCTGTCGCCCTTGACGCGCATCTCGTCGAACTTGCCCACCAGGTCGTTGCCGGCCTTGCCCAGCTCGAATGAGCGGTCCGTGGCCTCCTTGAGTGCCGCGGCCTGGTCGCGCCGTGCCTTGATGTTGTCCTGCGCGATTTCCGCGGCCAGCTTGTCCGCGCGCGCCAGTTCTTCCGTGCGGTCCTTGTAGCCCATCAGCTTGGCCGCGGCCTCGCCGATCGCCGTGCCGTAGGACTTGAAGTTCAGGGCGATGTCCAGAACCGCGAAGCCCTTGAGGAACTTCAGCGCCGAGCCGAACGCCGTGACCTGCGTTTCGGCCGTTGCGGCGGCCCGGCCCGCGCCGCTGGTGGCCGCGGCGTTGGTGCCTTGCGCCGCCGTGTTCTCCCGCAGGGCGGCCGTGTGCCTGGCCACGTCCCATTGCAGGTTCTTGAACGCCGCGTCATTGGCCACCACCGCGGCCGTGTGCCGGGTGGTGCTCGCCGTGGCCTGCTCGGTGGCGGGCACCGTGGCCTTGATGGCAGCGCCGGCCGCCAGCCAGTCCTGCGCCATCGACAGCAGCTTCATGGCGCCCAGCGCCTGGCCGGTGTGGATCATCACCGTGGCCACGGTGCCCAGGTTGCCGGCCAGCAGGTCGACCGCGCCGGCCAGCTTGGTGGTGTAGCCGCCGGCCGCGTCCGTCTCGCCCACGAAGCGGGTGAACTCGGTCGAAAGGTTGGTCATGGCCCGGCCAACCGTGAGCGGCAGCTGGCTGAACTCGGTCGCGATCGCGTCGCTTTGTTTCTCCAGCGCGCTGATCACCTTGGTGCTGGTCAGGTCGCCGGCTTCGGCCAGCTTACGCAGCTCGCCGATCGTCACGCCCAAGCCGTCGGCCAGCGCTTTCGCCAGCCGCGGCGATTGCTCCATGACGGAGTTGAACTCGTCGCCGCGCAGCACGCCCGACTGCAGGCCCTGCACCAGCTGGACGATGGCGGCCTTGGAGGCCTCGGCACTAGCCCCGCTGAGCTGAATGCTCTGGTTGATGGTCTCGGTCAGGTGCAGCGCATCCTGCTGCGACCGGCCCAGCGCCTTGCCAGCGTCATTGAGCTTCGTGAACAGCAGGCCGGTTTCGGCCACCGCGCTGTTGGTGCGCGTGGCCACGTCGAACACGCCCTCGAACGCCGCGTCGAACGCCTTGCCTTCGCCCGTTGTCAACTTGACGCGGGCCTCGAGGTTCTTGTAGGCATCGCCCAGCGCGACCAGGTCCTTGATGCCTTGCGCGCCGATGTTGATGCCCACCAGGCCCAGCATCTGGGTCTTCAGGCTCGCCAGCTGCGCGCTGACGGACTGCACGCCGTCGCCGACCTTGCGGTGCGAGGCGACCTGGCGCGCGGAACTCTGCTCGGCCGCCGAGGCAACCGAGCCCTGTTCGCCCACCACGTTCTGCAGCTTCTGATGCAGGGCATCCACCGCCGACGCGGAGCCGTCGGTCTTGACGGTGACTTTGTATTCGACGATCTTTTCAGCCATGACAATGTGCGAGATGAACTACCTGTCGGCGGCGTTTTGGCTGCTGGTCATCGGCGCCAGCTTCGGGTTGGGCTGGCATAGCGCCTGGCTGCTTGCGCTGGGCGTGCTGGGGCCGGCGGCGGTGCTGGCCTGGGGGTTCGTGCGCTGGTGCGCCCCTGCCAGGCCAGCCGGCCGCTACGGCCCTTAAACCATCTGCGTGCGGTAGTACGGGCTGATGCCAACGCCGACCTTCGTCGGGTCTTTCAGCACCTCGCCCTCGATCGACAACTTGCCGAAGTCGCTTTGCACCAGCGCCAGCGTCTTGGCGATGCCCGACGACACACGCCAGATGTCCACCACCACCGGCTTGCCGCTGTCCGCCTCGTTCAGGCCGCCGAAGCTCAGCTCCAGCTCCGGCGCGGCGCTGGTCAGCGCCTCCACGCTGACCATCTCGGGGTGCGTGTAGCTGATCAGCAGGTCATCGTCTTCGGCGATGCCCACCGAGCCCTCGGGGATGAAGATGCCCTCGGGCCGCACTTCGTACGCGCTGGCGTCCACGGCGGCGACGCCGATCTTGATGGTCACCAGGCTGGGCTGCAGGCCCGCCAGGCGGATCAGCCCGCCCAGGTGCGCCTTGTGCGGCTCGTCGACCACGGCGCCGGCCGCCAGCACGGCCGAAGTGCCGAATGTCGAACGGGCGAAGTTCACCGGGTTCCAGTCGGCCAGATCCATCTTCACGGCGACACCGCTGATGCGCCGCACCTGCGCGTAGGTGCCGCCGCCCAGGCGCGTCATGTCCGCCTGCTTCTTGACTTCTTCCTCGTGCGACAGCTCCAGCAGGAGCACGTTGCCCACGGGCGTGCGCGGCGCGGCGGCCACGCCCCAGGGGCGGGCGTATACCTGCCCGACGGTCCATTGCGGCTTGTAGATTTGCTTGATGAGGGCCATTGATGTGCTCCGTTGAAAAAGGGGAAACGTCAGGCGGACCTGAAAACCGACTCGACCAGAAAGGCCAGCGGCAAATACAGGTAGCCGCCGCTGTAGCCGGCGGGCGGCGCTGGCGCCAGGCGCATCGGCCCGGCCACGTTGGGCGGGCGAAAGCCCATCAACGCCGCACCCGCGCGCGCCGCCAGCTCGCCGGCATCGCGCCGGGCGGCGGCGCCGTTGCGCGTGCCCGCCACATTGCGCACGGCCGCGACGACGAGCCAGGTGTGATCCAGCTTGGCGATAGCGCCATCGCTGCGCGTATCGGTCACCCGGAACCCGTTCCACACCACGTGCACTGCCGGCGTCAGTTGCGCCGCCTCCTTCACGCCGGCCAGCTGGGCCGCCGTCAGCACGTGCACCGCGGGCTGCAGGTCGGCCAGGGCGCCCTTGAGCCGCGCGACGATGTGCGGCTCGGGCGCAAGGAAGTTGTTGGCGTGGACCTCGCTCACCGGTAGCCCGCCGTGCTGTCGTCCGTGATGCGGCGCGGACTGAAGCTGTAGAACACCTCGGCATCGCCCGGCGCGTCGCCGGCCACCAGCGTGCCGGGCGCACCGCCCCAGGGGCAGGCCAGTACGGCCTTGCCGTCGGCGATGGCCTGCAGCTCGCGCTCGGCCGCCTTGTAGCGCAGGTACACCTCATGCTCGGGCGCCAGGTCGTCGTACAGGTAGTAGCGCGCCACGTCGCACACCGCGCGGGCCAGCTGCGGCGGCGCCACGTACTGCACCGCGTCAGGCGCCTCGGACGTCGGCGCCGGCTTGGCGCAGCCGGCCAGCGGCAGGCGGTACACGCGGCCCACGAAGCCGTCGGCGAACGCCTGCGCATCGGCCAGCGCGCGCTCGGCCGTGACGGCCTGCACCGCCACGCCGTCGGCGCCCGCAGTGAGCTGGATCATCTCCAGCTCGCCGAAGCGGTCGATCATGTCCTGGACGATGGCGTAGTTCATGGCGCGGGCCGGTCAGCGGGGTCAGGCGTGGGCGTGCTTGACCAGCTGCACCTCGACCAGTTGGCCGGCTGCGCCCGCGCCCAGGGCGCGGCCGCAGTGATCGGCCAGCGTGCCCACCGCGCCCTTGCCCAAGCCGTCCAGGCTGGGCTTGACGTAGTCGCCGAAGGCCAGGCCCGCCGCGTCGGCCTCGACCAGGTAGCTGTAGCCCGTGACGCAGCTGACAGCCTCGCCCGCGTCGGCAGCGTTCTCGGTCACGCCCTGCATGTCCTTGACGCCGCCGGCTGCGGTGGCGTAGTTGCCGTCGTAGCCGATGAAGCGGTTGGCCGCCAGCGCGGCGGCGGCAATGAGGGTGACCGCGTGCCGCTTGTCGAACTGGCGGCCGGCGTTGTTCTGAGATGCCATGAGAGATTGCTCCTGGAGTTACGGGCTGGGGGTGCGCTTACGCGCGCTTGGCGGTGTTGCCCTTGCCGGGGGTGTTGCCCTTGGCGGCGCCCGCCGCGGCATCGCCGTCGGCCGTGGCGGTGGACTGTTGCGCCTGGCGCACCTGGTTGCGCTCGCGCTCGAAGGCGGCTTGCGCGGCCCGCTCGAACTTCTCTTCGGCCGCGGCCTGCTTGTCGGCTGCGGCCTGGTCCTTGGCTGCGCCGGAGGCCAGCAGCTCGCCCTGGTCGTGCTTGGGCAGATCCGGCAGCTCTTCGCCGGGCTTGATGACGGTTCGCACGCCGTCGATCAGCACCGCCGTGGCCACCATCGCGATCAGTTTTGCCATGTCGAATTTCCTTCAAAGGATGAGGTTTAGGAAAGGCCTGCACCAGGCTCTTCCGAAACCTCCCCGCAGGCGCTCAGGCCTGCGGGGGTGGTTTCAGGCCGTTGCCGGCCCGCCGCTTCAGGGTGTTACTTCGGGTTGGTGAACAGGAAGCCGGCGGTGTTGTAGGCCACGTTGGGCCGGCGCTCGTAGGTCGCGCCGTAGATCCAGCTCTTGGTGCCGTTCTCGTAGTACGGCGCCTCGGCGAACGGGTGCCCTTCCAGCACGTTGGTGAAGCCGAAGCCGGGCTCGGCCAGGCTGATGTCGCTGGTGCCGCCAGCGCCGACCTTGGGCACGTAGGCCAGGATGGCGTTGCTGAACAGCCCGCTGGTGTTGGCGCTGCCCATGTCCATCATCAGGATCTGCGGCACGCCGTAGAACGGATCGGCACCGCGCTGCTGGATGGCGGCGATGAAGCTCTCGGCCAGGTTGGTGCCGCTCTCGGCGCCCAGCACGTAGGTGGCGAAGATGGCGTCGCTGTTGTGGTCGGTGACCTCGTAGCTCCAGACGCGGTCGTTCTCGATGCGCTTCAAGTTGGCCGGCTTGTTCTTGTAGAACCGCCTGGCGTCCATCACCTGCAGGCCCATCTCGGCCGGGTTGGTGGTGTTGAGGTAGTACAGCACGCACAGCGAGGCGTCGATCTGCCACACGTGGTTGGGGTGCAGGCTGCGCAGCTCGCGCGCCGGGGCCGGCTTGAGCAGCTGGTCCGGGTGCAGGCTGTAGGTGCGCAGGGCGCGGGCGATCGCGCCCTCGGACAGCGGCAGGCACTCGCCGGTTGCCGCGTCGATGCGCTCGGCGCGGATCTCGCCGTTGGACCGCAGGATCTCCACGGCCTGGCCGATGGAGTACAGGCGCTTGCCGTTCTTGCGCATCGTCTCCATGACCAGGGCGGAGATCAGCACGGCCTCTGGGCGAGCGAGCGCCACGTCGCCGGCATCGCTGCGCTGGCGGCGCGCCGCGCGCACGGAAACCTCGCAGAGCGCGCGCATCAGCGTGGCCCGGCTGATGCCCAGCTCGGCGCAGGCGGCCGCGTAGACGGCTTCCTTGTTGCCGTGGCCGGCGGCGAAGGCATCACGGGCGATTTCGACCAGGCGTTGTGTCATGGCGGGGCTGCGTGACATCGTTGGTGGGAAGGGTTGAACCGGCGGCTTACTTGCCCGCCCACTCGTTGACATCGCGCGCCAGCTGCAGGTCGGCCGCGTTGGATACGTCCGGCAGGTTGAACTCGTCGCGCAGTGCCTTCAGGTCGGCCTGCAGCTGGCCGACCAGGCCGGCCATGAACACGCTGTTGTCTTCGTCGCCTTGGTTCTGCAAGGCGATCAGCGCCTGGCGCAGGCCACCGCGAATGGCGCCCACCGCGTCGTTCATGAGGGCGGTGGCCTCCTTCTGCAGCTCGGCCAGCGCCTCGTCGGGCGGCAGCTTGTCGATGCGCTTCTGGGCGGCCTTGAGCTGGTCGATGCGCTTGTTCTTGTCGGTCAGGAGCTGGTCTTTGGCTTCGACCTCGGCCTGTGCTTCGGCGGTGGCTTCCTGCGCTTCCGCCAACTGCGCGGCGAGGTCCTCGACCAGGGCAGCCACCTCGGCCTTGTTGGTCGACTGCAGCGCGGACTGGACGGCTTCGCGCTTGTCCTCGGGCAGCGCGCGCACCAGGCGCAGCTGGCGCCGGTTGTCCAGGTCGCGCGTCATGGCGCTGGCCGAGCAGCCAACGGCCTTGGCGAGCGCGGTCGGCGCGAAGCCGTTGACCACGTCGCCGAACAGGGCCAGCACCAGCTTGATCAGCCGCTGCTGGGCGGCGTTGGTGTACTTGCTGGCCATGGCTCAGAACTCCAGTTCCGGCGCGACATAGCGCGCCACGTTGTGGTGGTGGTAGGCCACCTGCTCGAGGTGGCCGCGCAGGGTGGCCAGCGTGGCGTCGGTGTCGGCCGCGGCCGGGTCGGCGTAGAAGGCGGTGAGCAGCTGCAGCGCGGCGGCGCAGCTGCTGTTGACGGCCAGCAGATCGTCGGTGCCGCCCTTGCGGCCGGTGGGCATGTCGATCACCAGCTTGCCGGCGCTGACGGCCAGCCATTCGCTGGCGAAGTGACAGCCGCAGGCCAGCTCGTAGGCCGGGATCAGGATGGCCGGCAGGCGGCCGGTGGCCAGCCACTTGTACAGGCTGTCGTGCGTGACGCCCATGCGGTCGGCGATGCGCTCGATCGACAGGTTGTGCCGCTCCTGCGCGAACTCCTTGCACAGGCGCAGGGCCTCGACCAGGCTATTCGGGCGCACCCGTTTCCAGTTGCGGCGCGTCATTGGAAATGCCCCCGCCGGGAGGCTTCCAAACAAATAGCGCCGCTGGGGCTGGTGCCGCCCGCGGCGCGCCGGAACAATGACGCCATGCAACAAAGGGAGCGGGTCATGGACCCCAACGAGTTCGAGGAACTGGCCGGGCGCGTCGACGGCGTGGCGCGCGCCGTGATGCACCTGGCTGCGGCGCTGGAGATGCAGGGCGTCATCGACGGCCCCCATCTGTCGAGGATGTGGCGCGCGTCGGTGCAGCCGCAGGCGCAGGGGGCGCTGCTGGCGTCTCGCTGCGTGCTGCAAGAGATGGCGGATCGGCTGGACGAGGCGCGCGCAGTGCGCCAATCACGGGCGCGTTGAGCGCGAAGCCCTGCGCGTCGCGGGCAGCTGCGCTGTTCATGCCGCCGCGCCCGCGGCTTGCGCCTGGGGGCGCGCGGGGGACACGCGGGCGGGCCGCGTGGTGAGCACGCCGGCCTTCATGCCCAGCAGCACGGCGATGTTGTGGCTCATGCCGCGCAGGCATTTCTTGCGGCCCGCGAGGATCTCGCGCACCAGGCTCTGGTGCACTTTGTTTTCGCGGGACCACTGGGCCACGCTGATGCCCTGGTAGTCCAGCCAGGCTCGGGCCTCGGCAGCGGTTCGGAGCTTGGTCATAATGGTGTGACTTGGTGTGACAGACAAGGAGGGGTGAAGACTGAGGAACGAGCGAGCGGGTGGGCCGCGCGGCTCACGGTTGCGTGGCCGCCAGGGGCGCGAGCTGCGCCGCCCCGCGGCGGAGCGCCTCTTCCACGGCGTGCACGGCCGCGTCGCTGCGGGCGCGCTGCGCTTCGGTCTGCACAGGGGCCGCGTCGGCGCGGGCGATGTAGTGGGAGTTGCCCCCGAACTCGGCGCGGATCCATTCGGCGACATCGGGGCCGGCCAACTCGGAGATGCGTTCCATGAGGGTGGGCATTTTTTGGGCCTTTGGTGTGTGTCTAGGAGGCGTTAGGGCTTGATGGGTGTGATTATGGGAACCGTTTGGTTCCCTGTCAACGACTTTATGAACCAATCGGTTTCCATTGGAGAAAGACTGCGCTCAGAGCGACTTCGGTTAGGCCTGAGTCAACCTGCGCTGGGCGAAGTGGCCGGTGTCACCAAGAAGACGCAGATGCTTTACGAAGCGGGCGAGCGCTTTCCGGACGCGGAGTACTTGGCCGCCATCGCAACCGCAGGCGCCGACGTGCTCTACGTCGTCACCGGCCAGACAGGCGGTAACACGCTCAACCCCGAAGAGCAGACCCTGCTGGCCTACTTCCGCGACGCGTCAAAGGAGGCCCGGCGCGCGGCCCTGGGCGCGCTGCTGGGAGCGGCCGGAGCAGTGGGCGCCGGAGGCTTAAGCCAGGTCAACCAGGGCCATGGAGCGGTACAGATCGGCAGCACCAACGCTCCGCCGCCCAAGCGGCGCGGGTAGTCGCAAGCGGGCTTTCCCCCTGCACAGCAATACGCCGCAACGCCAAAATACAAATAATTACAGGGGGATTTTGGGGTGAAGCAGTACCAGCAGTTCAACAGCGGGGCGGGCGCCGTTCAGGTGGGGTGCGTCCATGGCAACGTGACCATTTTTCAATGCCCGTATGCGGCAACCTGTGGGAGCTCGAGCCAGCGCGTTCCCACATTCGACGGGGGACGCCTGATGAAAACGCTATTGATCCTGGTGGCCGCGACCGCGCTGGCCGCACCGGCCTGGGCCATCAACAAGTGCACCGGGCCAGACGGCAAGGTTTCGTTTCAGGACGCGCCGTGTGAGGGCCAGGGCGCGAGAATTGATGTGCGGCCGGCAGCGGGGCCGGCGCGGCCGGCAAGCTTATCGGGCAACACCGGGGCCAAGGCCTCACCACCACCATCGCCGACCGCTGCCCCCGCTGCCCCAACGCCGCCAGCGCCTCTCGCGCAGCAGCCCCGGTCGGAAGAGCCGACGCCGCTGCAAGTCGAATCCGCGGCTTGCCTGGCCTGGTATCGGCCTGCGTTGCGAGATCCTGCCGGGGCGTACCTCACCGGACCATCGAAGGAAGGCAGGGTGGTCAGCATCACCGTGCACGCCACCAACGGCTATGGCGGCTACGTCACCAGGCCCGCGGCCTGCGAGTTCATCAATGGGAGGCTCGACCAAGACTGGACGAAGATTCACGCCAAGAGGGCGGGATGGTCTGTCGACTAACCCTGCGCAACTACCAAGATTCAAGAAGGAGAACGCAAAAATGACGAACCCGAAGGCACCGCCGCCACCGCCACCGCCACCGCCACCGCCGAAGCCGGCGCCGGCGCCGGCGCCGCGTGCACCTGCAAAGGACTCGGGGTATCGCAGTTTTAGCGAGAGCGCGAAGAACAAAGACAATACCGTCTATTTCTCCCCGCCGCCGCCGCCGCCGCCGAAGCCGAAGTAGCCACGTGGGCGAGCGCAGTGCCACAATAAGCGCCATGGCGAACGAACCCGTCGAAGAAGACCCGGTCTGGAAACGGCGCTGTGGCTTGCTGCACCAAGCTTGGGTGCAGTTGCGCTACCAGCGCCGCCGCCAGCGGTTCTTTGATCTGGTCGACAAAATGACCAAGGCCGCTACGGTGCTGCTGGGCGCTTCGCTTTTGGGCCAGGAGCTGCAGAAACTGCTGCCCTATGTTGCTTCGACCATCTCAGCTCTGGGCTTGCTCGCCCTGGTCTTCGGCTACGGTGACCGCAAGCAATTGCATAAGGAATTGGCCGAACAAGCGGCCGCATTGATCGCCGCCATCGAACAGGTTCCCGCTGGCGAACTCTCGGCAATCAAAACGGCGGCATGGGCCGCCGATTACGCCCGGCTCTGCTCGAAGTCGCCGCCAACTCTGAAGACGCTGACGCTGATGTGCGAGCGCGAGCAGGCCACCGCTGACGGTCATCCGAACCATGTCGCCAAGCAGCCTTTTCCGCGTCGCCTGCTGGCTGACTTCTTGTGACTCGCCTCAAACAATGAAGCCCTCCATTTAGGGGGCATCGCGCACGCGCGGCATCCTGCCGTGCATGAACTCATCCGTCACCCCCATTTGGCTGCGCGCTCCGCGCAACTCCCTTTGGCTCGCGCTCGCGCTAGTGCTGCTGGCGCTCATCGCGATCACGTCACCGGCCCAGCTGCCCGTGGTGCTGTACAAGGCATCGTTGATCGCGCTGGCCGCTGTGCTGGGCTACTGGCTCGACCGCGCGCTGTTCCCCTACGCCCGACCTGACGGCTACTTGGAGCACGACTGGCGCCATGGCACCGACGAGCCCGCGGGGGACGCGGACTTTCGCGTGGTGGCGGGCCACATGACGGCCTTCTGCACGGCGATGATCCGGCGCGCCGTCATCGTGGGCGCGCTCGTCATCGGCATGGCGCTGGGCCTGTGATGCGGCGCTCCCTGGTCAACTTTGCGACCGCAGTGGCCGTCATGGCGCTTTGCGCCGTGGCGATGTCGCTGGCCGGCTGCAACGGCGAGGCTGAGCATGGCCCGCCCGCGCCCCCGAGCGTGCAAGCGCCTCCGGCTACGGTGGCACCAGTTGCAACGGGGGCGGCGCCCGAAGTGTCGCCCGCATCCGTGCCGCGCGCGGCGTTGCCCTTTCGTGCCGACCTGATCCGCACGGCGCGCGTCGTGTGGGGCATGCAGGCGCCGATCGCTGCCTTCGCAGGACAGCTTCACCAGGAATCAGGCTGGCGGCCGGACGCGGTATCGAAGGCGGGCGCGGCCGGCCTGGCGCAGTTCATGCCGGCCACCAGCAAGTGGATTGCGGGCTTGGACCCGCAGCTGCAGGCCAACCAGCCTTTCAACACGGCCTGGGCGATGCGCGCGCTGGTCACCTACGACCAGTGGCTGTTCGAGCGCACGCCCGCCGGCTACAGCCGGCGCGACCGCATGTGGGTGGCGCTGCGCGCCTACAACGGCGGGCTGGGGCACTGGCAGGCCGAGGCGCGAAACGCCGCCTCGCCGGCCCGCGCCGACGTCGACGCCGCGTGCGGCACGGCCCGGCGGGCCCGCTCGCACTGCAAGGAAAACCTGGGCTACCCCGAGCGGATCCTGGTGGTGCTGCAGCCGCGCTACGCCAGTTGGGGCGCCGGCGTATGAGCCGCGCCACCCTCGCGCTACTCGCCATGGCCACCGGCCTGGCGGGCGCCGTAGGCGGGTTCTTCTACGGCCAGCACACGGGCGAGGTGGCCGAATCGGCCAAGCGCGACGGCCAAGCCGTCAAGGACCTCACCGAGCTGATCGACGCGCACAAGGGCCTCATCAAGCAAGCGGGCGCGGCCAGCAAGGCCATGCGCTCGGCCATCGGACAGCGTGCCGCGCAGGACGCCCAAACCACTCAGGAGTTCAAGGATGCGCTCAAGGCTACCGCTGGCGATCGCGCTGGCTGCGTGTTTCCTGCTGGCGTCATGCGCCAGCTCGCCGACGCCCAAGCCCGCGCTGCCCAGGCCGCTGCCGGCGGAATACGCAGTGCGGTGCCCCGCGCCCCCGCCAGCGCCCCCGCTAAGCGGTGAGGTTGACCCCGTGGCGGCAACGCTCAAGGAGCTGTTCGACCAGTACGGCATTTGCGCCGGCCGCATGGTCGATCTGCTGGACTGGATCGACGAAGGGCAGCAATGACTTTGCAGGTTGATTTCTGGCAGCTGGTGCTGCTGCTCCTCGCGTTCTTCGCGGCCTGTGCGGCCGCCGGCAAGCTGTTGCTGTCGCAGACGCAACGGCACCTGGACGAGCGCTTCAAGGCGCAGGACGAGGCGCGCACCACCAATCACGACCAGCTGTCCAAGCGGCTCGATGGCATCGAAGTGGCAAACCGGGAAGAGTCGAACCAATGGCAGCGCGTGGAGCGTGACCTGCTGAAGTTCCAGGCCGAGCTGCCGGTGCACTACGTGCGGCGTGAGGACTACATCCGCGGCCAGAGCGTGATCGAGGCCAAGCTCGATGGGCTGGCCACCAAGCTGGAGAACGCCCAGCTGCGCGGAATCATCAACGGAGGGAAATCATGATCATCGACCAGGCCAAGGTGCGGCGCGAGGCGTTGCGCTGGCTGATTCTGCTGACGCTGAACAACGCGCGCCCGATCGGTGCGTTCGAGATGCCCATCCTGTCGGTGGCGCAGAGCGAGTACCCCGACGCCACCCAGCTGGAGCTGCGGCGCGAGCTGGACTACCTGGCCGACCGCGAGCTGGTGAAGCTGGACAAGCAACCCAGCGGCCGCTGGCATGCCGACCTGACGCGGTTCGGTACCGACGTGGCCGAATACACGGTCGATTGCGAGCCCGGCATCGCGCGCCCGGCCAAGTACTGGTGAGTCATGGGCCGTAAGAGCTCGATCACTCGCCTGCCGCTGGAGGTCAAGGCCTACATCGAGGCCATGCTCGCCACGGGCGCGCAGACGCTCGACGAGCTGATCGCCGACCTGCAGGAGCGCTATCCAGGCGAGGCCCACGCGGGCACGCTGCCAAGCCGCAGCGCGATCGGGCGTTATGGCCTGAAACTGGAACGGCGCCTGTCGGCCATCAAGGCCAGCACTGAGGCCGCCCGCATGATCCAGGCGCACGCGGGCGACAGCCAGGACGCGCGCAGCGAGGCCCTGACGGCGCTGGTGCAGACCGAGCTGTTCGAGGCCATCCTGAACCTGCAGGAGGCCGACGATCCGGAACTGGACCCAGGCGAGCGAGTCGGCATGCTCAGTGCAGCCGCCAAGAACATAGCCACGCTCACGCGCAGCAGCGTGAACCTGAAGAAGTTCCAGGCCGAGGTCGAAGAGAACACCCGCAAGAAGCTGCTCGAAGAGCAGCGCGCCAAGCTGGACGCGATGGGAAGCAAGGGCGGCGTGACTGAGGACACCAAGCGCGCGATCCGCGAGGCGCTGGGGATCGTGTGATGGCGGTGCAACGCAGTTATCGATGCGACATGTGCGGCGAGGGGCTGTCACTGGACGGGCTGTACGGCAAGAAGGCGATCGGCCTTTACTGGAACGGCCGCGCCTGGGAAGAACGCCCGGCCAGGCACGTTGAGCGTCACCTCTGCGCGCCTTGCATTTCGAGCATCCAGGCGTTGTCGCCACGTTGCGGGCAGGGCTATGAGTGCGATGGCGGGCCGACGTGCGGCAGCGATCACAAGTAGCGGGCCAACATGCAGCGCAAAGGCAACGCCAAGGTCATCCCGGCCAACCCGGACGGCATCTTCCTGCCGTTCCAGTCGAAGTGGATCAAGGACACCAGCCGGCTGAAGCTGATGGAGAAGTCGCGCCAGATCGGCCTGAGCTGGGCCACGGCCTATGCGGCCGACGAGCGCACGGCCGCCCAAGGCGCCAGGCATGACCAATGGGTGAGCAGCCGCGATGACCTGCAGGCGCGCCTGTTCATCGAAGACTGCAAGATGTGGGCGGGCATCATGAACCTGGCCGCCAAGGACCTGGGCGAGGTGGTGCTGGACCCGAAGGACCGCATCAGCGCCTATGTGATCGAGTTCGCCAGCGGCAAGCGCATCCATTCGATGAGCAGCAACCCGGACGCGCAGGCCGGCAAGCGCGGCGGGCGCATCCTGGACGAATTCGCGCTGCACCCCGACCCGCGCAAGCTGTGGGCGATCGCCTACCCCGGCATCACCTGGGGCGGCTCGATGGAGCTGGTCAGCACGCACCGGGGCTCGTACAACTTCTTCAACCAGCTGGTGCGCGAGGTGCGCGAGCACGGCAACCCCAAGGGGATCAGCCTGCACCGCGTCACCCTGCAGGATGCGCTGGACCAGGGGTTCCTCTTCAAGCTGCAGCAGATGCTGCCGGCCGACGACGAGCGCCAGGCGATGGACGAGGCGGCCTATTTCGACTTCGTCAAGTCGGGGTGCGCCGACGCCGAGTCGTTCGAGCAGGAGTACATGTGCAACCCGGCCGACGACGACGTCGCCTTCCTGGAGTACCAGCTGATCACGGCCTGCGAATACTCCGCGGGCACCGACTGGCAGCGGCTCGAGGGCGGGCGCCTGTTCGCCGGCATCGACATCGGGCGCAAGAAGGACCTGACGGTGCTGTGGGTGCTCGAGCAGCTGGGCGACGTGCTGTACACGCGGCATGTCGAGCGCATGCAGAACATGCGCAAGAGCGAGCAGGAGAAGATCATCTGGCCGTGGATCGAGCGCTGCGACCGCAGCTGCTGGGACATGACCGGCCTGGGTATCGGCTGGGTCGATGACGCCCAGGACAAGTTCGGCGAGGGCCGCGTCGAGGGCGTGACCTTCACCGGCCCGGTGAAGGAGGCGCTGGCCTATCCCTTGCGCGGCGACTTCGAGGACCGGGCGCTGCGCATCCCCTATGACCCGAAGGTCCGCGCTGATTTGCGCCAGGTGACTAAGGTTGTCACGCCCGCCGGCAACATCCGCTTCACGGCCGAACGCACACCGGACGGCCACGCCGACCACTTCTGGGCGCTGGCGCTGGCCAAGCACGCCGCGTCCATGCCTTCCGCGCCCATCGAGTTCATGAGCGGCGACCCGCGCCACAGCGCCCGCGATTTTTCGGACTTCATCTATGGCTAAACGCACCCGCCCCACACGTGGCTCGCCCCCGGCGGGCGCCAGCATTCGCCCCGAGCTCGACACCGAGTTCGCCAACCGCCTGCGCGACCCGTTCGAGACGTCCTACATGGGCGTGCTGCGCACCAACGATCCGCTGCTGCTCGAGCGCGGCGGCGACCAGGTGGAGATCTACCGCGACCTGCGGCGCGACGGCAAGGTGTTCGACGGCCTGCAAAAGCGCCAGCTGGCCCTGATCGGCAAGCCCTGGCAGGTCGAGCCGGTGGACAAGAACCACCCCGGCGGCACGGCCGACGCCGAGAAGGTGACCAGCATCCTGAAAGCCTGCAACCTCGACCGGCTGTGCAGCGAGCTGCTGGAGGCGCTGCTGGCGGGCTACGCGGTCGCCGAGATCGTCTGGACGGTGCGCGACAACCTGCTGGTGCCCGCCCGCATCATCCAGCGCGCGCAGCGGCGCTTCCGGTACGTCCAGATCGACGAGAACACGCCGCCGCAGCTGCACCTGCTCACGCGCGCGAACATGCTCACCGGCGAGCCGGTGCCCGATCGCAAGTTCATCGTGCACCGCGTCAATCCCCAGGACGACAACCCCTACGGCACTGGGCTGGGCCTGCAGCTGTACTGGCCGGTCTTCTTCAAGCGCAAGGGCGTGGTCGCGTGGAACAAGCTCTGCGACCGCTTCGGCTCGCCCACGCCGCACGCCAAATACCCGCGCAATGCCGGTCCGAAGGAAAAGGGCACGCTGGCCGATGCGATGCGCGCCATGAGCAACGACGGTTACTTCATGACGCCCGAGGGCGTGGAGATCGCGCTCCTCGAAAGCAAGCTCTCGGGCAACGTGACCACCCAGCAGGCCCTGTGCGAGTACATGGATGACTGGATCGCCGGGGTGCTGACCGGCCAGGAGGCGCGCAGCTCGGGCGGTGGCGCGCTGGCGGCCGCCAGCAAGGAGCGCCAGGACGTGCGCGAGGATCTGACGCAGGCCGACAGCGACCTGCTCAGCGAAACCCTCAATTCGACGCTGCTGGCGTGGATCTGCGAATACAACGGCCTGGCGCCGTGCCAGGTGTATCGCCAGATCAAGCAGGAAGCCGACCTCAAGGCGATGGCCGAGGCCGACAAGATCGTCAGCGACATGGGCTTCGAGATGGACCTGGACACGGTCCGCGCGCGCTACGGCGAGGGCTGGAGCAAGAAGGCAGCGCCGCCGCCGCCCGCGCCGGGCGCGCCGCTTGCGGGTCAGCCACCGGGCAATGCCAACGGCTCGCCCAACTTCGCCGAGCCCGGCGCCACCATCGCCGACCAGGCCGCGCTGGACGCCGTGCTGGACGCGATGCCGCCCGAGCAGCTGCAGGGGCAGATGGAGCGGCTTCTGGCGCCGGTTTTCGAGCGCCTCAAGCGCGATCCCGACCCGCAGGCCATGCTGGGCTGGCTGGCCGAGCAGTTCCCGAACGCCGACGAGCCCGCCCTGCAGGAGCGCCTGGCGCGCCTGATGTTCGCGGCCGCGGTGTGGGGACGCCTGCATGGCAACGACTGACGCCGGTCTCCTGCAGGTGCTGATCGATCAGCCACCGGCTGATGCGATCGCTCATCTCGAAAGCAAGGGCCTGCGCCTCACTTTCAACTGGCAGGAGATGCTGGACGAGGCCCACGCGCGCGCTTTCACCGTTGCGAAGGCCATGCGCCTGGATGTGGTGCGCGACATCCGCGGCGGCCTGCTGGATGCGATGCGCGAAGGCAAGACGCTGCGGCAGTTCGAGTCCGATCTGACGCCGCTGCTGCAGGCCAAAGGGTGGTGGGGCCAACAGATGGTGGTCGGCAAGGACGGCCAGGCGCAGCTGGTGCAGCTGGGAAGCCCGCACCGGCTCAAGACGATCTACCAGACCAACCTGCAGAGCGCCTACATGGCCGGGCGCGCCAAGGCGCAGATGCAGGCCGACGCTTTCCCGTACCTGATGTACGTGGCGATCATGGACGGCCGCACGCGGCCCAGCCACGCCGCCCTCAACGGCCGAATCTGGCGCAAGGACGACCGGATCTGGCAGACGATC